GCCGATAACGTCTCGCCGATCGTCGAAGTATTCCACAACGGCACCCCGCAGCGGTTCATCCGCGGCCAGGTTCAGACCGTCAAGCGCAAGTTCGTCGAAGTGCTGGCCCGGGCGAAGAAAACCGGGTACTCGCAGCAGGTCTATGCCGACCGGCTCTCCGGTGAAGCAGTGCAGCGGATGATCCCGCACACAGCGCTGCAGTTCCCGTTCAACATCGTTTCGGACCAGAACCCGCGCGGCGGCGCGTGGCTTCGCAAGATTCTCGCGGAGGCATGAACCATGGGAATTCTGCGCAAGCTGATTGGGCTGTCGGCTCCGACTGAGCGTTCTTTGGTTCTGTGCGACGAACAGGATAACGAGGAATTCATGCCGGTCGGGAGAGGGCCGGGGCTCAGTTTTCCAGCGGTCGTGGATCGTTCTACCGATCTCGCGTCGAGCATCGACGAGATCCCGGCTGCGTCGCGCAACGTTCTCGAATCTCGCCCTGATGGCGAGTCGAATGCCGTGTATTTCGGGCAGATGTCGGCGGTATATCACTACGGACCCGGCGAAATCGTCGGAAGCGGGCACATTGTCGGTCGAATCGGCATCGTTGACAACCTGAGCGCCGCAGGCGTTGCGGGCGGCTACGCGGTGGAGGGTCGGGTTCAATCCACGGGAGCGGGCGGTTTCGGTTTCACGGCATCGTTCGTTCCTGCCGTGCAGTCCGTGACGGACGGAGCTGCTGGCGGCATCACGGTTCACGCGGACTACTACTCGCCGCTGCTCGCTGACCATGCGCACATCACTGCGAAGTTCTCGCTACTGAATGACGACCCAGAAAAGCCGATCCGGACGGCCGGGGTGATCGAATCGCCCTGTGGCGAGGTGATCCCGCGCGCCCGTGTTGGTGTGGCACCAGGTCGGTATTACCCGATCGAGGGTGTGACTGGACTGTTCCCCGGGACTGCAATTTCACGCGGCGTCCTGACCGCGGCGCCCATCGTTGTTCCGAGGAAGGACGCATACACTCGCATCGGCTTCACGCTCGGCACTGGAGTTGCAGACTGCTCGGCTCGGCTCGGACTGTTCCGTGACGTAGAAGGCGTGCCTGGCGATCTTGTTTTTGATGCCGGAACGGTGTCGTGCGGGACCGGAGACACCGGAGTGCGCGAGATCGTCATCGACGAGTTGCTTAACGCCGGGATCTACTGGATCGCCATCCAGCCGGAAGGGGGCGCGTCGGACCCAGGGATCACGTGGGCGAGCGTCAATGCGTGGTCAGTGATCGGCATGAGTGCTGCAACTGCTCAAGATTCGTGCGCAGTGGTTGCGAACACCGGAGAACTTCCAGCCGAGATCGAAGGGGCTGCGCTGACCGGCGGCGGGTTCGCGCCGTTCCTCTGGCTTCGCAAGGCCGTTTGATGAACTTCCTTCAGCTCGCCAAGCGCGTCCGGCAGGAAGCCGGACTTTCGGGCACAGGGCCTGCCTCGGTTGCGAATCAGGCCGGCGAAGTCGAGCGCATCATCGACTGGACGCGCGACGCATGGACCGAAATCCAGGGCTTGATGGGCGGGCGGTGGGCGTGGCTGTGGGAGAGCTATTCCGGGGCGCTGGTCGTCGGGCAGAGCGTCTATGACCCTGCGTCGGACTGGTCGATCACGCCGAAATCATGGGACGAGCTGCGCCTGGACGGAATGCCCGTCGCGCTGATTCCGTGGGAGCTTTTCCGTGACGCCTTCCCCGTGATCCATGACGGATTGCCAACGCACGCCTCTGTGCGCCCGGACGGCAAGATCGCTTTCAGCGCTGCGCCAATGGACACGCATGCCGTGACCGCCGAGTTCTACGCGCTGCCCCAGATTCTGGCGCAGAACACGGACGAACCGCTGATGGATGAACGCTATCACATGGCGATCGTCTGGAGGGCGGTAGCCATGGCAGCACAGTTTGAAGAGTCGCCGGTCATGCAGCAGATGGCCGAGCGCAAGTTCGGCCAGATCTACGCGCAGATGACCGCGAGCGATCTTCCACAGGTTTCGATGCCGGAGCCTCTGGCGTGACGGATCGGATCCACTACACCCCGTTTGACGGCGGGGTGGATCTCATTACGCCCGCGACACAGATCAAGCCTGGCCGGCTACTTGCCGGCATGAACTACGAGTGCCCGGTCGAGGGCGGCTATCGCGCGATCGACGGATACGCCCAGATCGGCGACCCGGTCCCGGGCGAAGGCAGCGTTCTTGGCGTGGCCGTCTATGACGACACCTATCATGCGATCCGCAAAGAGACCGGGCTGTCGAGCGCGGGGTTCTGGAAATGGACGGGCTCGGCGTGGTCGAAGGTCGTCGGCGGCATGCCGCTGGGCCGCTACACGTTCGATGTCGCTGCATTCAAAGCAGTGTCGTCGAGCCGCGAGCTTTTCATGCAGGCTGATGGAGCGAGCGCGAAGCCGTGGAAGTACAACGGTGTGACGTGCGCCGAGATTGCAGCGGCGCCAGCCGGCGGGAAATTCATCAAGGCGCATGCGTTTCACCTCTTCATCGGGTTCGAAGACGGATCGCTGCAGTGGTCCGAACTGGGCAACCCGACACTGTGGGGCGCGCTGGGAGGCGCCGGAGAACTCGGGGTGTCGGACAATATCGCCGGCCTGAGTTCTACCGCTGGCGGCGTGCTGATCGTGTTCTGCCGGGATTCGATCCATACCCTGTACGGAACCGGCTCAAGCAACTTCGAGTTGAAGAGACTTACAGCGAACGCGGGGGCGAAGGCCTACACCGTCGCTGACATGGCCATCCCGTTCTTCGTCGGCGATCGCGGCATGACCAGCTTGCAGGCGGTGCAGGAATTCGGGGATTTCGCCGTTGGTGAGTGGGGTCGGTTCGTCGAGCCGCTTTTCACGAAACAAGGGTTCGCGCCGACGGCCGCCGTAGTCAGCAAGCGGAAGAATCAATATCGCGTATTCGACCAATCAGGGCGGGGCGTGTGGGCCACCGTTGCGGGCGCCGAAGTCCGCGGGATCACGCTGGTGCAGTTCGCGCACAAGATCGAATCCACGTGTAGCGGAGAACTCGACGACGGAACCGAAGTGCTGCTCTTCGGTGACGAGGCTGGGCGCGTGTTCAAGATGGACGCCGGCAACGACTTTGCCGGCGCAGACATCTCGTCCTGGTTCGTGACGGCGTTCAATCACATGAAGGCGCCGACGGTACGCAAGCGGTTTCGTCGCATCTATCTCGACATCGAGCCGAACGAAGGGGTGCTGTTCAACGTGCTGCCTCAGTTTGACGGGGGCACGGACGAGATCGCGCGCCATCGTGTGATCTCGCTGCAAAGCGCAGCAGCCGGTGGGCTGTGGGACGTAGCGCAGTGGGACGAATTCGCGTGGTCCGGGCCGATCTTCGATCGCCGCGGCATCCCGATTGCGGGAACCGCGACGTCGATCGCGCTGCTTGTCCAGAGCACGCGCAATGGCACCGGGCCGCACACCGTAACCGGCTACACGACGCACTACGCACCGCGGAGGTTGAGGCGTGACTAACCCATACTACGACAACCAGGATACCGGCGAACGGTTCCTGTCCGGCGAGACTGCGCGCGGTTCAGACGTCGACGCCAAGTTCGATGCGGTGGAAGCCGGGTTCGATGCAGTCGAGATTGCAATCGATGAGGCTGCAGCAGCCGCTGAGGCGGACCGGATCCTAGCAGTAGCGGCAGCGGCGGCCGCGCAGACCGCGCAAGGCTTGGCCGAGGCAGCTCAAGACGCAGCGGAAATAGCGCAGGGACTTGCTGAGGCAGCTCAAGGCCACGCTGAGACGGCTCAAGGGCTTGCCGAAACGGCGCAGGCGGCAGCGGAGAGCGCAGAGGCGAAGGCGCAGGAGTGGGCTGGTGAGGCTGAAGACGTCGAGGTCGAGCCAGGCCTTTACAGCGCGAAGCATTGGGCGGCAAAGGCCGAAGAGCTTGCAACCAACCTCTACACCTACACCTCGACCGCGACGGGCAAAACGCTCACCAACCGCGAACGCTGCACCGTGACTGCGGCCGGTCTGGAGATCACGCTGCCCGCGAAAGCGCCGGGGCTTGAGGTCTGGGTGCGCGTCGGGAACTTCGCCGACATCGTGATCAAGCGCAACGGCGCGACGATCAACGGTCAGGCAGATGACGCGCGGATCAATAAACCGAACGTCACGATCGGGCTCTTCTGTGACGGCGACGACTGGAGTGCATTCTGATGGCGTTCGATTTGTTTGGTGGCGGCGGCATCAAGCCGATTCAAAGGGGGGCGACGACTCTCAACACCAGCACCGCGTCTGTTGATGTCACGATCGCAGCAGTTGATCCAGACAAAACTGTTGTGATATCAGCATGGCGGACCTCGTGGACCACAAGTGCCTCCGGTACGTTGGCGATCGGGGCCACGGTGGTGTTGATTGACTCTACTACCATCCGAGTGGCGCGGAATTTTGGGACTGTGGTCAACTCCATTACCGTGGAGTGGCAAGTCGTGGAGTACGAATGATGAACAGATACGCACAAATTAACGAGCACGGCATCTGCGTCTCAGACTCGATGCTCTCTGGTGCTGTCGATGCGCCGAACATGATCCCGCTTGCTGCTGATGCTCCGTCGCCGATCGGGCGGAGGTGGGCTGGGGGCGAATGGGAGGACGTGCAGATCCCTGCCCGCCCCCGGATCGTCATCACGCAAATTGTCTGCAGCGATCCCGAAGCCGCTGTTGACCTCGATGCGGGTGAAGTGACCTGCGCGGAAGGTGCGATCGTGGCCGCGACTGCGGAGCTGCGGATGCCGGATGGCTCCCTGCTGCCGCTGTCTGCCGCGTTCCGGATGCCGTTGGTCGCTCGCGACGGGCGAGAGCGGATCCTGCGCGCGCAGTTCGTGGGAGGGGTGGCCGAGATCGCCGCGACGCTGCCGGATTCCGGCTGCTGGCGCGTAACCGAAGAGACGATCAATCAGGATCTGCCTGTCGAGCAGCGCATGGACTTCGGCGGGCTCGATATTTACGTAGTGTAGTGAGAGAGGACATCCTGTGATGCCAGACAAGGTCGTTTCCGCAACAAGCTACGCCGGGGGCTTGGCCTCCGTGCTGTCCGCGCTCACGCTGACGGACGTTGGGATCATCGTCGGCATCATCACTGCACTCGCAACGTTCGCGCTCAACGCCACATATCACTGGCGCAAAGACCGCCGTGAACGCGAGGCCCACGAGCTGCGGCTTGAGCAGATCCGGAGAAACCCGGAGCGACGCAAGGGGGCGCGGCCCCCGGACGGATGCGCCGACGATCCTCCGCATGACTGCCCTTACGATCTGCAGCAATGAGTATCAAGCGCACCCTCGTTGCTGGCCTCTCGCTCTCCGCCGCCGCGCTGGTGGGCATCGCCGTGCACGAAGGCTATCGGGATACAGCGTACATCCCTGTCCCAGGAGATGTGCCAACGATTGGGTTCGGCACAACGGGGGGTGTGAGGATGGGCGATCGGACTGACCCGGTGTCGGCGTTGCAGCGCGCGCTGACTGACGTGCAGAAATTCGAGGGCGCGCTGAAACAGTGCGTGTCCGTCCCGCTTCATCAACACGAGTACGACGTGTTCGTGAGCTTTTCCTACAACGTCGGCAGTTCCGCGTTCTGCCGCTCCACGCTCGTGCGCAAGCTAAACACGGGCGACTACGCCGGGGCGTGCGACGAGTTGCTGCGCTGGCGGTTCGTTGCTGGGCGAGACTGCGCAGTACCGTCCAGTCGGTGCGCGGGCCTGTGGAAACGCAGGCAAGACGAGTACGCCGCGTGCATGGGGGTGTAGCGATGGAATTCTGGATTGGCTTTGCACTGGGGGCTGTGTTCGGGATAGCGATTGCAGCGACAGTGATGTTCCTGGCTCTGCGGGACTGGACGAAATGATGCCCTGCGCGCTCTGCGGCTCCGATTCACACAACCGATCTGCCTGCCCATGGAGTGACTTCGCATGCTCAGTATCAAATCAATCGCTGGCATTGGCGCTGTCGCCCTGGTTGTGGGGCTGGCAGTGGGCGGCTGGGCTGGTCACCGGGTGGCGGCAGGGGCTCATGCGGACGAGCTGCGCGAGCTGGCATTGCAGTATGCCGACGGCTGGAAGTCCGCTGTTGAGGCGGCGAATCTCGATGCTGCGGCTGAACGCGAACGCGCCGTATCCGCGGCAGAGGCGCGAGGCCGCGCAAGTGCTGCAACTCGGGAGGTAATCCATGCTGCGACGGCTGATCCTGATTCTCGTGATTGTGGTTGGCGCGATGAGCACCGGCTGCGCCTCGCTGCAATCTACGCCGCCCATGGTGCCGCAGATCGAACGCGCCCCGCGCTGGGAATGCACGGTGCGCTGCCCGGAGCCGCCCACGCTGATGACCCCACGCGAGACCTGGGAGCTGCTGATTCTGGATTGGGGGCTGGCCTGCAAGCGCCTGCACGATGACTGTGTGGGCAACACGAGGAAACCATGACGACATCTGCGAAATACGATTCGATCTATAAGATCTGGGATGGCAGCAATGCCGACCAAGTGACGGATGACACGAGGCTTGCCGTCGTTAATGCTGCTCGTGCGTCGGGTCTGTCCTATCAGGATGTCGACGCCGCCTATGGGCTCGCGCCTGGCGCAACAACGAAATGGGTTCAGCAGAGCACGAACGTCAGACCCGGATCGCATGCCGGATGGACAGCCAGAACAGGAGATGAACTGCTGATCACAACGGCGATGGGGAATCGGTGGATCACGCCTGAAGACCCTGAGTACTGGGACGAATCCATTCGCGCCAGGGCTGCGAACAATAGCCCGTACGCGAACGCTGGCGGATTTGGTCCGTACGACGATTCGAGAGCAAACGCGCTGTATAAACCCGGCGGCCAGGGATGGGATGGTGCGACTGGATTGGCAACGCAAAGGCCTGTCCTTGGGCTTCTGAGCGGACAAAGCAGTACGCCCGCCCCTGCAGCTTCTGCGGGTGCAGTGGCCCCTGGCGCGTACGCGCCGCAATCTCCAGGGGGGTTGCTCTCTGGATCGTCGCCGATTTTCAGCAACCATGGGTACAGCCTCCCTTCGTTCGCAGATCCGAACACCGCCGGCTACAACAGCCCGATGGCGCGCGATCAGCTTGCGTTCATGCTCAACCAGGACACGCCCTACATGCAGGCTGCGCACAACGCCGGGCTGCAGCGTGCTGCGCAGCGCGGGCTGCTGAACAGCTCGCTTGCTTCCGAAGCAGCGCAGAAAGCGATGGTTGAAGCGGCCGGCCCGATCGCACAGCAGGACGCGCAGCATTTGCAGGGGCTCCGGGAGATGGCCGAGAAGTTCGGCTACGACACGAGGCTCGACAACAACCGCGAGGCATGGGCGACGGCGAGGACGGAGTACCAGTCCGATCAGCAGTTGCGCGCCGACTACCTGAAGTCGATCAGCAACATCAACGCACAGGATCTCAACCCCGAGGACAAGGCTCGTGCGGTCGAGAACCTGGCCGAACTCTACAGGCAGAGCACGATCCGCGGCGTAATGGACAGGATCTCGATCGGCGAGAACGGACAGATCTCGTTCATCCAGGGCAATACCACGATCACGCCGGAATCAGGATCTGCGGGGCAGAACGGAGGCGCGGCGACGTCATGGCGCAACTACGACACGCGGGCGAGCATGCCGGCAGATCTGCGCATGCAGTACGAGGCGCGCTACGGCACAGCGTACGAGCCGACGCAGGTCCGCTGGATGGAGGGCGCTGCGAACGACATCGCGCACAAGCTCACGGCGCAGGGCTACCCCGTTCTGCCGCCGGGGTCCGAAGGTTCCGTGCAGTCGCAATACACGGGGCACGTTTTCACAGGCGCCAACGCCTGGCCGGCGCGAAACGCGTTCGATCAGGAATTCCAGAAGCGCGCGCAGGACGTCGGGCTTTCCCTCAGCAACACCGCAGCGCTGCAGAAGGTCTTCGGCTGGCAGCCTCCACCGCCTGATGCGCCGTATGAGGGCGGAAATTGATGCCCGACGGCGACAGCACGATCCGGCTGATTCCGGCCGACCTCGAAGAGGTGTGCGATCTCCTGCGCACCGGGCACGCGGAAAGCCGGTACCGGGACAGGCCATACGATGAAACGAGAGCCCGGGCGGTACTGCAGGTTTTTCTCTCGAACCCGGGGACATTCGCCCGCGGTGTGCTGGGTGACGATGGGCGAATTGGTGGCGTGATGTTGGGCGAGATCTCGCAGCCGCTGTGGTGGAGCAAGGAGCGGGTGGCGAACATGGCTGTGCTGTACGTGCGCCCGGATACGAGAGGGAGAGCGGGTGTTCGATTGGTTCGCGCCTTCGTGCGATGGGCGAGCGCGTCAAAGGCGCGTCGCATCCTCCTGGGGCTTACGAGCGGGATCGATGAAGCTCGGGCCGGACGGCTCTTTGAACGACTCGGTTTTGCGGCGCGTGGCGTCGCTTGGGAAATGGAGGTCTGAGATGGCAGCAGCAATTCCGGCAATCATGACCGCTGTGGAAGTGGTGGGAACCGTCATGTCCGTCGTGACGATGGTGCAAGGGCTCAAGAATGGCAACCTGGGCCAGGCGATCGTTGGCGGCTTCGGGGCATTCATGGGAATGAGTTCACTTGCAGCGGGGGCGGCAAACACGGCAGGCAACACAGCGGCGAGCTCGCTTTCGACCGGAGCGGATGCAGTGGGCAAGGCTGCGCTGCCGATCATGGGCGACACGAGCACGGCGGCGCTATTCGGGCCGACCGGGCCGGGCGCCGTGAGTGGCACGGCATCGAATCTCCTGTCAGGCGGCTCGGGCGGGCTGCTGGACGTTGGCTCGAAGTCCATCATCGGATCCGGGCTTGCGACTGGCAACAACGCGCTTCTCGGATCTGTGGCGGACAACACTGCTCGGGCGGCCGGGCCGATGGACAAGATCCTGAACGCCGGGAAGGATGTGTTCGGTTCCGTGAAGGACGGCATCTCCGGCCTGACGGATGCGGCCCGTGAGAACCCTGATCTGCTGAAGTTTGGCGGTGGGCTTCTGCAAGGCTACAGCCAGGGCCAGCAGAAGGAAGAAGAGCTGAAGTACCTGAAGAAGCTCGAGGATGAAAAGCGCCGACGCATCGGCCAGACCTTCGTGCCGAACACCAGCCCGTTTGCTGTCTGACACGGAGTCGCGACGAATGATGAACGATCAACTGCAAGGGCGGGGGCTTCTCGCCAAATCAGGTGGCGCACCGATGCCGGGAATGGGCGAGCCGTCCATGCCGGCCACGCCCGGGGGAGAACTCGATCGGGCGCAGATGGACGGGCTCGAAGAGGTCATCCAGATCGGGCGGGGGATCATCTACGAGCCCGAGATCTTCGCCGCCGTCGTCGAGCGCGCTCAGGACGACAAGGTCGGAGCGCTGGCCGAATCGGTCGTGAGCGTAATCGAGAAGATCGAGGCTTCCGGCAAGACGATCGAGCCCCCGGTTGCGCTGGGGGTCGGGATCGCGCTCATCGCGGATGTCGCCGACGCGTTGATGCAGATCGGCATGCCGGAGTTCTCGGAAGAGGATCTGATGGCTGCTGTACAGGCGGCGATCATGATCTACATGAAATCGAACGAAGGCCGGTTCGACCCTGCGCAGATGCAGCAGCAGGTCATGGAACTGCAGGGCCTGATGGGCGGGGGGGCGATCGGATGAAGTTCGGGCTACTCGGGGCGCTCGGCGGTGCCGGGCAGGCGATGGGGCAGATGGCTGACCAGACCCTGCGCGAGCAGGCGGAATCCAAGCGGCTCGCATCGATCGAGCAATACAGGGTGGCGGCCGAAGACCGAGCGCACCAGCGCGAGGTTGGAAAGCTCACGGAGCGTCGCGGGCTCCTGAGCCAGGCGCTCGAAACCCTCCCTGGTGACGCGTCGGATCTTGACCGCTCGCGCAGGCTGTCCGAAGTCGGGCTTCTCGACGAAGCGAAGACCTACGCAGACCTGTACAAGTCGAAAGACCTGTCCGAGCATCGATCGGCAACCCGAGAGGCGCAAGCCGAGCGAGACGCGGCCCGGATCGACGTTGCGCGCGAGAGGCTGGCAGCTCAGCAGGCGTCCGGTACGAAGCCGCTGGACATCGAGCGCAAGGCAGATCTGTACGTCAAGGAAGGGCTGTATCCGGATCGTCGGAGCGCGCTGGAGTCGATCAGGGCTGACGAGCGCCGCGGCTCTTCTGACCATGTGCCGCCGGTCGCAAAAAACCTAAAGTGGCTGGAAACAGCAGGACCTGCGGAGATTCACGCCTTTGTTGAAAGCGAGGCGGGGAAGATGGTGGGTCAGATTCTGAGGGAAAACCCGCTGGAGCAATTCAGCAAAGATCTGTTTGCGCAGGCGCGCGAGCGTGTAATGCAAGCGTATGGGATCGGGGGGTTGCCTTCCGGAGGCCAGACAGGCGGTGCGCAGTCGCCTCCCGCCAAGATCGACCTCAACCAGTTTTTCAAGAAATAGAGGGCTGAATGCGCTTTGATCTTGATGGCGCCCGCAAGGCTGGGGCTACGGATGACCAGATAGCCGCGTTTCTCGCTGAGAGGGCGTCGTTCGACCTTGGCGCGGCCCGCAAGGCCGGGGCAACGGACGCGAGCATTGCGGAATTCCTTGCGAGCCATGAGCCTGAGCCGCCCGGACTAATCAATCGCGCAGGCGCATGGTTCAACGACGTGCGCCGATCGATGCAGGACGAGACGAACGCGAACCTCGATCCGCTGGAAGCCGATCAGCTCGCTACCTTCGGCGACAGCACAGCAAACGCCGCAGCGGCGGCGCGGCGCGCGGATCTGGAGCGCGGGTCGATGGCGGGAATGGAGGTCGGGCTAGGCCCTGTGACGCGGCGCGGCGCGGCGCAAAGCGCGGCGAACGAGCAAGACCCGCTGGCCGGGAGGCTGACCGATGACGAAGTGCGCAAAGTGTTGTTCGCCAGGGACCCGACTGCGCAACGACGCGACATGGAGCTTGACGCGGCGCAGGAGCGGACGTGGGCCGAAGCGATCTCAGATGTTGCGGCGCAGGCCGGCGGGATTGGGATTCGTCAGATCGCAGGCACTCCGGTCAGCTTGGTTGCGCCAGACTCGGATGCCGCCAAGCAGAACCAGCGATGGTCGGAAGATGCCGTCGCAGCGCTGAGCCCAACAACTCGCGCGAGACTGCAGCTTGCAGATGAACGTATCCGCGAAGCATCCGAAAAGGGGCTTTGGGAAGAGGTCAAGGCGGTCGGGCGTGAATACTTCACGGACCCTGTTCTTGCGCAGCACTTCATCGCGACAACGTTGCCGTCCATGTTCGCCGTATTGGGGCCGGCGAAAGCGGCGCAGGCTGTGGTGCTCGCGCGCGGGGGTTCTGCTGCGGCGGCAACCAAGGCCGGGCTCATTGCAGCGATGGGTTCGAGCTCGGCGATGACCGGCGGTGACGCAAGGCAAGACGCGTTCGACGACCTGCGATCGACCTACATCGGCGCCGGATTGTCGGCAGAGGAAGCCGGTTCGCGGGCGCTGTCGGAATCGAAATTGTCGGCCGGTGTCGGGCTGGCACTCGGCGCCCTTGGAGGCCGGTACGGCGCGGAGTCAAACTTTCTTGGAGGCTTCGCGAAGACGGGGTCGACAACTGTCGGACGGGCAGTATCGGCGCTCGCGCGAGAGCTTGGCACGGAGATCGCAGAAGAGACGCTGCCGCTCATTGCGAAGAACTGGATTGCCTCCGGCACAGATGGGCGCAGTGTGCTCCAGGACGTTCCGGCCACTGCTGGTCAGACGGTGATCGGTGCCGGGCCGATGGCCGGAGGCGGGGCTGTCGGCGCGGCCCGCCAGAAGACGTTCGATGAATCGATGGCGGCGGAGATCGACGCGATCAGGTTCGATCCGGCCAGAATTGAAGCTGAAGCGCGAACGCTTCTGTCTCCGGATCGTGCGCAAATGGCCGTCGTCGGCCCCGGTGCGGACGTCGTGCTCACCGCCGGATCGGTGGATGAAGCCATCGCGGCGGCCGAGGCCTCGACAGGAACGATCGTGCCACCCCGGAGCGCCCCACGGCCGGCGATGGAGGCGGCTGCGGAAGATCTCGGCCCGCTCGAGGTCGCTGAACGCCAGGATGCCATGCTGGCCGATCTTGAACGCATGGCCGAGATCCCCGTCGAGAGATCGTCAAGCAATCCGACTCAGGTACCCACGGTGCCCGAGCAATCGAGGCCCGCGCCGGGCCAGCGTAGCGAATCGGCGCAAACGGACGCTGCGCGTGACGGAGCAGCCCCGATCGATCAGGCCGCATTGCTCGAAGCCGCACAGTCGCTGTCGGCAAGCCGCAGCGCTGGCGGCAATCTTGTACTTCAAGGCGAAGGCGCGCGCGAGACAATCGAACGGGTCGCGCCCGGGGCGAAGTTCATTCCGTCGCGCGGTGGTGTCACGGTGAGCCTTGCGGACTCGGAGCGGGTCGCTGCGGATCTTGGGCGCTACGGGATCGAGGTCCAGCCCGAAGCCGTCGCGCAGCCGCGCTCGGACGCGGCAGAGCGCACCGAGCCAGCACAGGCTTCGCGGCAGATGCAGATGGAAGGGCGTCCGGATACGGAACTGCGGCTCATGGCGAACCATCATGCCGATGAGAGCGTGCGCAACACGGCTGCAGTCGAGATCTCGCGACGCGCGGCCGTTGCGGCACAAACCGAGCCGGCTGCTGCTGCAACTGATGCGGCGCGGGGCGAGCAACAGGTAAAGGGAACTGGCGATTCCTTTACAAGCGGCGAAGGACAAGTAAAGGGAAGCGCGGATTCTTTGCCTATGGGCAGATCGAGCGTCGCCACGGATGAAGCGGTCCCGCAGTTCTCTCGCTCGGCGCGAGATCCGGGCGCCGCTGATCCTGCCGATCTCTTGACTTTGTTCGACGAGGTTGATTCAATCGAAGTGACCGCTCCAGAAATGACGGAGCAGGAGATTGATGATGCCGAGGCTCGCTTCCTATCCGATTTCCCTGAGGGAACCCGTTACCCCCGTAAAACCCGGCTACTTGAAAGAGTACGCCGCGAGAGTGATCGGGCGTTCGTTCAAGTCCAGGACTCTCCAGGAAGACTTAGAAGAAATGCGCGCCCACTGGGGCCTTTCTCCGAGTACGAAACCCGAGCAGAAGTCCTAGATCCGGACAGCTTCAATCCGGAAGGCTCGCTTCAGATTGGGGTTTTCGGCAAGGAACAGATCGCGTCCGGGCTGACGGACGAGCCTGCGCTGACCATCACAGTCACCCCAGACGGCGAACTCACGATCAACGGACCAAGCCCGAACAGCGACACGTTCCGGGCGTTCGAAGCGAACGGCTGGGCCGAGCGCGCGCGCGGCGCGAACGGCGAAGTGCAGCCAGGATGGTCCGCACTGAAAGATCCGAACAACGCCAGTCGCACGCTCCCCATTCAGCAGGTTCTGCCGTTGCTCGCAGACGTGCATGCCCGCGTTCGCGCCTGGCGCGGCGAGGACTACGTCGGCCTGCACTGGAACCGTGCGACCGGTGCGCTCGGCGGGCTGCCTGGAATGCTGGGCGAGAATGAGACGGCGGTGTTCTTTAGCCGCGACTCGGCTCAAGCTGGTACGGATACGGCGTTCGCGCAAGACGTGCTTGCAGAGCTGGCAGAGCATGACGAGTTTTTCCGCTATCCAGTGAGCAAGCGGACGGACCTCGAAGGCGTGATGCAGGAAATCATGCCGGGGGCGAAGTATCTCGGTGAGGACACGCGCCCTGACGAGCGCAAGGAATCCAAGGCGGATCGGCGCTTCGCGTTCCGCTCGCCGCACGGCAAGAACTTCTACGTGTTCGAGCGTGGCGCGCGTGAGGTGTGGATTGACGTGAGCCGTCTTGCGGAAGGAGATCGCGGATCTGCCATTTACGCGGCAGTCGCGAATTACGCGCACAACAACGGGAAGGTATTCGTCGGCGACCCGAACGGGTTGTCAGAGGCTGCCGTGATGCGCCGCACGGTCGCGATGATCTCATCCGCGCTGCGCTTCGGGACGACAGAACACATTGAACCGGCCGCGGAGCAACTTGCCGGCATCCCAGAAAAAGGGGTCCCCGCGCTCGCGTGGCGCGGCAACGATGTCGACAAGGTCGGCGCTCTGATCGAGACGTTTCTTGCTACACTGAAAAACAAGTTCCCTGGACTGGAAAACTACAGCTATGACTTCCGAGGAAATCGCTTTGTTGATCGCAGAGGGCGACCCGTTGATGCCGCCCGATTGGAACATGGACAAAGAACGCCAGATGCAAGAGCATCGCGAGCTGGTCAGGCAACAATGCGTCAAGGAATACTCCTCCAGTCCCTTGTATCAAGCGAGAGCGGAGAAAGATCCGGAATACTGGAGCGATTTCTACGTGGGTCAGCACAACTTGTTTCCCGAGGAAGTCCGCTAAACC